GTCGAGGAAGCTGTAATAATTTAGCTCCTTGATGGCTTGCACGACGCCGTTGCGAACGTTGAAGCCCAGCGACTTGACGTAGTTGGTAGCATCGCCGCCGCCGCCAGCGTCAAGAGCGCCTCCGGTGAATTGAATGGTCTTAGCGTAACTGTAGAATCCGACAAGGGCGCGGGAGAGCTTCTCGGAATCGCCGCCCGGCAATGCGCCGCCATCGGCGTACCAAGTATGCGCCCCGTTCGGAGCCATGTGGACGGGAATTTCAAGGCCACGATTCGAGATCATCGTGCCAGTGCCCTCGAACACATCGTTCCAGAGGACAGGCGCAGTGTTGAATTGTTTCGTGACCCTGGGTGAAAAAACTACCTTGAAGATAGGATCGGCTGCTGAAAGATCAAATTGTGCCACTTGCGGGCCTGCTTATTTACAGGCCGCTGCTATTTGTATGCGCGCTCGATTTCTTCCTTGGTGATGTCGCCCCAGATGGGGTCGGCACCCGGCGCAGTCTCTTTCGATGCTCCGCCCACGTTCTCGGCGGCAGGAACGATAGTTTTTGCTCCCCCAGCCTCAACCTTGGCGCGAGCATCATGCTCTTTTTGTGCAGCGGTCCTGGTTTCAGCAGTTACGCGCTTCGATGCTTCCGCGAAATATTTCGGAACGTCGGTGAATACCCCGGTCAAAATCCTGGACCTGGCTAATTGGTCGTTCCACATCAGCTTTTCGGCCTTGAGGCGAATGTAGTCGCGCGTGCCCTCGGTCACAGTTTCAGGCAGTTTGGCCACCAGTTCGTCGAGAGCTTTGTTGTAGTTCTCGGTAACTTGCGCCTGTTGGCGGGCAGAAAGTTCGTTCGCTTCCCGCGCCTTCATCGCGTCTACTTCGCGCTGCAATTTATCTATCCTGGGGTCCGGTTCCGATTCGGCAACTCTGCTCCCGTTGCCGTTCTTACGCTGCATGGCTTCATACTCGCGCTTGCCTTTTTGCTCGAACCAGCGGTCAGAGATTCGCGTAATCAGCTCGTCGTGCAGAGCTGGATCGTTCTTCTGAATCTCATCGAAAAGCGCATCGGGGTTGCTTTTCAGCAAGGCGGGAAGATTATCCATCGCCGTCTTTGCGCTCTTGAACTGCTCGGCGTTCTGGGGCGTAATCCCCATGGCGACGAGTTGCTGGTAGGCTTCCACGTCCGTCTGGGTGAATTGGGGTTTGCTGGCCTCGACAACTTCGGCGGCAGTTTTCTCCGCCTCTGTCTTGACCGTTTCCGCAGTCGTGGTCTGAGAGACAGCAGTCTCAGACTTTGCCGTGGATTCCAACTCGGTGAAACTGAGAGCTTCACTCATATGGTTACGACCTCTTACGCCCCTTTCTAGGTCTTGTCAAGGAAATAATTCTACCTCGTCCGGCCAGTGCGCCTCCGCTGCTGCGCCGATGGACTCATGCCCCGACGCCCGCCTGTTTGCGCTGCGTACTGATTTCCACCAGGAGGTTGCGGTCGATTCGCTGCCGCAGCATTGCCCCTGCGCTGACCTTCCGCCTGCCGTTGTTGCGGACTGACTTGCTCGTTTCCCTGCTGCTCCTGTCCTCCCGCTTCTGCTCCCATGCCCTGAATCGCTCCAGCTATAGCCATCTTATTCGCTTTGTTCTGGATGTGCGCAAGGTAGTGCTGCTGGTGAGCCATTTTGAATTCCGGCGTCTGCTTGTCGAACTCGTCGGAGTTGCCGTAGTTCGCCAGCGACGCCATGTGCGCGTCGTCGTTCTGCCAGAGAAGCGGCTGCGGGAACTGATTGGTCTGCTTAGCGTTCTCGATCTCCTTTTGCTGGACCTTGGAGTCCTCGTTGAACTCGTCTAGCTCTACAGGCAATTGATGAAGCTCCAATACTTTCCGGCGCACCACAGGCGGCAACTGCGGATTGAACGCGCCGACGGCAATAGCTTGGTTGAAGGTATCCACCTTCGACGGGTCAAATGGGATGATGCGCGCCTTCACGCGCACACGGTCCATATCGAGCAATTCGCCGCGCAGCTTCTTGTACTCCCACTGGCCATTGACGCCCATCGTGGCTTGCACGCGGTCATCCAGCCAGTTGTTCGCTGCCAGCTTGAGCATCTGTACGCCCCACAATTCGTTGGCCTCCTTATACATCAATTGCAGGGGCGAAAGCATAGACTGAGTGCGGGCGACGGCATTCTCCTGACCCCCAAATGTGGGATTTCCTGTCGCGGGCTGGCCCGTGGCGGCAGGCGTCACGCCGCTGTGGAATTGCATATTCTCCTTGCGCGTCTCGCGCCATTTCCAAACATCCGTCGAAATCTGCCCACCGGGGAACCACTTCGCGGCCTGCTCGATGGACTTGGTGCCGAGGTTCTTCAATTCCACGATGTTTGCGGCGTCGTTGATCCAACTATTCTTGTCCGACCGTTGTGCGTCAATCATCATCAAGGGCATAGTATTGAAATCGACGTGGCGCAAGAGCATACGGTCGGTGGAATCCAGGAGCATCTGCTCGGGGATGAGATCGTCCTCGCCGTCGCCCCAGAAGCGCCCGTCAATGTGGATGTGCTTGAAGTGCGTCCAATGGTCGTCCATCGATTCGTTGCGCGTTGTCAACAGGCAATCCTCGGCTTTGGCAGCATAGAGGCCTTCGGGAAAGTCCTTGACGAGTTCCTTGTCAAAGAAATACTGCGCTGGGCGAATCCAGCCCTCAATCAATGGAACTTTCGATTGCGTAGTGGCGCGCTCATACCAGCCTGGATATTGCGTCGGGTCATTCGGCAGGTCGGGGATAGCCTGCTGATAGATAAGACCGATGTCCTCGCTGGCGTTCACGGTGTCGCCAGGCATGTAATCGCCGCCGAACATGGCTTTGGGAAAAGTCGCCTGCAAGGCCACTTTGTCGGCCATACGCGCACGCAATAGGTATGGCGCTACCTTGAGCATCTTAGCCGAAGAACGCACGTAGACCTCGAAAGCATTTACCACCTCGCACTCTTCCTGGCCCTTCGGATAAGCTACCTTGCCCTTGATTGTCGGTATCGTGGCCTTCTGCGGTGGATTGTTCTGGACAGGTAAAGTGGCGTCTGGGCCGCATTGCGGACATATGTCCTGATGTCCTTCTCCTTGCATTCCACATTGGGGACACTGCCAGGTGCCGCCATCAATCTCTACTTCTACGTCCTCGTAAACGGGGACGGTCTGGAAACCGTAGCGCGGATCGACAGAATAGTAAGAATAGCGGAAAGAGTTTCCGTCCGTTCGTAGATTGAACGCTTCCATTGCGCGGATAGCATCGTAGCCGACGTTCTCTTTCTCGATGTCCAGTACTGCTCTAGCCGCTTCTGCCACCGCTTGCGATTCAGGATCACCGCTGGTGGGTTGAGCGATAAACTCCGGCGCGGTCTGGACATAGATGGCGGCGCTGTAGCGAATGAAGTCGCGGTAGAAATTTGATGCAAAGGAATACTCGCCGCTGTTGATGCCAATGGCGTCGAAGCTCATGCCTACGTCGGAGAGCACATTATCGTGGTAGCCGCCAAAGAACAGGCGGTTGCGGAACCATTTGCGATGGAGTTGGATTTTCTCGAACGCGCATTGATAGTAGAAATAGTCTAGCAACCATTTGATACGCTCGGTTACGGTCTTGGATTCGGGGTAGCTGGAGTACGGCTTCTTGGGGTCTTTCGATAGTTCGTCGCGGACGGGCTTATCCCCGCCTCTGAACATCTGCTTCAATCCACCGAGTAAGCCGCCGAGTCCCATTTATCTATTCCACCAAATAGTGATTCCTTGATTGACTCTCGCAAGCTCGCGCAATGTCCAATATCTTTCACGGTCATTGGGTGCAATACCAGTACACCCATTCTTGCCGAGGCCGCAGCCATGTAGGACTTGCGGCGCTGGCACAATTACGCAAACAATCGTGAAATCTTCAGCCACTACCACGCCGCCTTTTCTCTGTCATCCCAGCGCCAAAGAAATACCCAATGCAACCAAATAACTCGCAGCATTTGAGTGTTGCAATGATTCCATTCAATAAGCGGATACCATTGAAATGGCCTGCAAGTGCCAGGAATCCAGAAGCGGATCTTATTCATTCTGCCTTCCTTTTAGCTAACATCGTCCGCATCACGTCCATACCGGGGATAGGGAACTTTACCGTCACCCTGTCGCGCCGTTGCTGTTTCGTTGCGCCCAGGTCTTTCGGGGGCCACGGCTCGCGCTCCGGCATAATCTCCTTGATAGCTTCAGCCAAGGGATGCTCGTCGGGAAGCGTTTCAACCCCGTGCTTTGCGAGCAGCCGGTTCAGCAGTTCCCTTATTGTCCGCTGATTCTGCCACTCCCGCAGCAAGATCACGATTACCAGTAAGGCGAGACAGATATAAAATGGCGTTACCGACACTGCGCAGTTCCTCCTTGCTGTAGTCGTCCCAAACGTCTTGGCCTTGCAGCTTTTCGTCATCCATTTTGCCCTCGATTCGGATGGCATTGTGAACAGGCCATCCTCGGCGGCGTATTCGGAATATGCTCGTCAAAGGGCTGCAAGCCGTAAACGGGAACGACGCGCCCGCAGAGATGGCAGCGCAGCGAGATGCCTATGTAGTGCTGGACAGGCACCTTCGGCGCGGCCTCTAGTTCCGCTTTCTCCTCGGCGATCTGTGCTTCGAGTTGCGTTCTCGGCGTATCGTCAGCCACGCTTCACCTTCACTCCCGCCTTCAATTTCATCTTCACTTCCGCCTTCTTCTTCCCTTTGTCGCCGCCCTTCGCAGACAGTTTCATCGCCGCCATGACCAGAGGCTTCATCAAAGGCCCCATGCTGCTGAGATCAGCCGCGCCCATCGAGTTCCTCAATTAATCGCTGGGCATCCTGCCATTGTAAAGTATCGTCGTCCCGCCATTGGCAACATACGTCGCCCGCGGCTACCTCGGTCTGCAATGCACGGCAGAATCCGGTCATGCTTTCCCACTTTGGAGTGTCGCCTTCGACAGTATAATGGTCGCAATCGTCGCCGCCATCGACGCCGCCGCAGTTTGCGCCCCCATGTTCCTGCCCGGGCTTCGATGCGTTAATCCAAATGAGGCCCATGTAGTCGGGATCGGAAGCAAACACGCGATAGACGGCTACGCCTTTGTTGGTGTCGCCGTAGAACTGCATCGAGCAGCACGGCCAGTATTCGATGCGCTTAGCGTCCTCTGTGGCTTCCTTCGGCCAGATGAACTTCTTGATGATTTTGTGCTTGCCGATGAGCGAACAAGTCTCCGCCTTCTCGTTGTAGAACTGGCAATTGTAGCAGGAAGCAGGCTCGCCATTCAATTCCTCAGCAGTGGTAAAAAGGGCCTCACCCTTGGTGTTGACGACCGGAGCAGAGCTTTCCGGGGCTGAGAAGGCCATGCGCATGGCATTAATCTTGACAAGGTTCTTCTGCCCATAGATGGGGAAGCCACCGTCGATGATTTTCAGATCAGTGCGACTCATCGTTTGTGCTTCCGTTCCATCTCACGGCCCTTGGCCGTCACTTTGTTACCACGCATTGCGCCCATGTTATTCAGCGTTCCGTAGGCGTAGGCATCGGCACGCCGCCCTTTGTAGCCTTTCTTCGCGGCCATGGCGCGCAATTTCTTTTCTAAGAATTCAGGCGTGGCGGCACCGCCTTGACAATTTCTTCGTTCACGGTCTTGAGCGCGTTAGTCAGGAAGCGAATGACGTTGCCGGAAAAAAACACCGGGATTCTCTCTTTCCCGTGCTTCATCACCAGCCGCCAAGAATCCTGCCCGAATACTGGCCAGAGATAGTGGCCGTCGTGGACTTCAAATTCAAAGCCTTCCGGCTCCGGCAAGGCATCGAAGAGGGCATCCACCAGCGGATTAAGTTCCGGCGGCGCAGAAATCGTAATCACGGAACATCTCCTTTAATCTTTTCTCATCACGGGGATGAATCCAATAAACGACTGGACCTTGCGGGACTCGCGCCTCTTTCATAATTTGCAGGGCGCGGCGGAGCATCTCAGGCGTCAGCACTCCGCCGATAATCGGCTTCACTCCCGAAGGAAAACTATACACGCGGAACGGCCACGTGCGCACGGCGGCATTCGTGGCCAAACCGCCAATCATGACCTCGAAAAAAGTGCGGCGATTCATGGGATAGGCGTTCCTCCCTGACGATGGAATAATGGCGTCTTTCTATGGAAAAGCAAAGAGGATTTTCTGAGCGCTTTGGCGTGCTCTATTTTCTCATCTTGTTCCTTCTTTTTTTGCCAGTAGATGCGGCTCATCATCGGGACAGCCGCTTCCATCCACTTTTCCGGCTTAGGCAGTTCCGTGGGCAGGGGCCGGAACGTGTGGATCAAGTAGCGCCGCCCGTCATTGCTGTGGGAGTTCTCGTGCGACGGCTCGTTCTTGGCCTCGCCGCTCCTGTCCTTTGCCCACTTATAGCCCGCAATCTCGCGTATGCCGTTGACACAGGACTTAGCGAGGAAGTAGCGAGGTGAACCTGTTAGCTGAGGATTGAACGGATGCTTCAAGCGCGGGTCAATGTGGAGGTATTGCGCGGTCTTGAAGAGTCCGGGCTTCACTTCCTTGACAGCAGGCTGGCCGGGGATATTGTACTCCTCCAGTTCGATGGCAGCGGCTCGCTGGGCGTAGTCATAGGCCATGCCCGCGAGAATGCGGCCTTCCATAATCATATGCCACTGCTCAGCAATGGGAGCGAGACGGAGATCGCTGCCGTAGATTTCCGCGAACTCGTACAAGTTGCCGTCGGGAGCAAGAGCCGCAAAGGAGATAGCCCAGGGGTCGCCCTCTTCGCCGCCGCCAATGTCCATGCCGACGTAGACAGGCCAGTCAAGCGGTGGAGTCGAGCGCCCGCCAAAGACCTCTTGTGGCATGGAGTCGTCCCAGACGTGCGTGGCCTCGGTGAATTCCTTGTAGATGAGGTCGGTAAAGTCCGTAAAGTGGCCGTAGATGAAGCGCTCGGCCCAGTCAGCAGGATAAATAGCTTTGCGGATAGAAATGTAGTCGGCGGGCAGGAACACGTTGTCCATCGACGATGAGCTGATGCCCTCGAATAGCGCCTTCCATTCCGCCTTGCGTACAGGATCGAAGAACATACGCCATTGGTAGTCATGTCCGGCGGGATTCGACGACAACCTGAGAATCCGGCGCTTAGACCCGGCGCGGCGCAAGCGCCCGACAAGCAAGAGAATAACCTTCTCATCGACTTCGCTGGCCTCATCGACGTAGGCCGCCGTCAAATTTTCGCTCTTGATGTGGC